GACTTTGCGATCGCAACCCTGGACGTAAAAAATCCAGGGTTTTTTGTTGGCCGTAAATACAGCCATGACTACAAGGATTCGTGTGACTACCCAATTTGACTGTACAGCCACAGGAGTCACTGGACACTTTAGGGCCAATACATTGCCATTTGATGATCGTGAAGGGCAGACAATCTCAGATCAAACCACCTGGACCAGGTCCAGAAATCAACAGCGCAATTGGGAAACCATACTACAAATCATTGGACTTTACACACAGGCTCAGGATATCACGCCTACTGAACAAGCAGATGGCCAATGGTCATTTGAATTCTCCACAGACTTTGACGATGTATTCAGTGATCGCGGAGATCCCTTAGGACTGTTAAAATCAGCCTGTCAAGGTGTGCCCATGTTTGACGATCTTGATTCGCAACCCCGAACAGCCATGCTAGAGTCGGGCAAGAACATCAACTTTGAGATAGTGGACCATAAATAATAGATTGGAGCACACATGGTTGATACAACTGATATCGAAAAGAAAAGTCTCGAAGCCCACGTTGAACTATGTGCGCAACGCTATACTGCCTTGGAACAACGCATTGATGATGTCAAAGCAGACACAGCAGAGTTAAAGACAACCATTCAGGCGGTTCATGACATGGTGCATAAAATGAGTGACAGCCGTAATGCACAACTAATCGGCTGGGGCGTGGGGATCATTGGCTTCTTAACAGCCGCCCTGGGCTACATGGTCAGTCATTACATACTAAAATGAAACCCAGTCAAAAACTTGCGGCGCTGGCCGAGCAAGAACTGCCCAAATTATTGGATCGTGTGATTGTAGCAGACGGCGACAAATACCGCATATTTGGCTCGTATGTGTTGCGCCACACTACGCAGGGCTATGCATTGACCTATCAAGATACTCCAGTGGGCACATTTACCAGTACTAGAAGTGCTGTGGCCTGGTGTATAGCCGACAAAAACCGCCAGTACAACCTGGCCAACGAAATACAGCACTTGGATTTTACCCTGTTGAGACTACGAAATGACATTGAAACACGTAGCGAACAAGCCCGAAAAAGTTATGGGACGTTCTGGGAAACAGTCACAGCCAAGGCTGCACACAAGCGATCACAAAGCCAGCAGATAGAAAATGAATTAACAAAATGTATAAATTCGGCTAAATACTGGCAACTTCGAGGAAGCAACAATGAAACTGCAAGAACTGGCCGTAACACGCCCTACAAAACAAATCGCTAAAGTATTCGAGAGTCATTTTGACCAACGTTTATCTTTTGATTCAATGGACCGCAATCAGGTGCGCGGCATGCTCAAGCGTGTGCGTGGCCTGGTCCAAGAACATCGTGCAAGTCCTGCATTTCATCACAGCGAAAAGAATCCTGCCTATCTCAAACTCATGATGATGGAGCAGGCGCTCTCACAACAACTGCAAGAGTATGGTGCTACTGCTCCAGGTGCCGCAGGCGCCAATCCAGCCGCCAATCCAGCCGCCACCACTGCTTTGTCTACTGCAACGCAACAGCAGAAAAAGAGAGAAATGCAAGATCAGATCAAGCAAAAGCAAAAAGAAATTCAAGACTTGCAAAAAGCCATGAACAATCCAACCATGATGGCAACAGAAAACAACACAGGTAACTTCCTTAAAGAATCTGAAATTCAACAGGCACAAGTTGTGTTGGCCGCACAAGACATGGTTGACCGTGTGCAGAAGATGTTGGAAGATACAACAGAAATGCAATTCAAAGAATTGCCTGCCTTGGTTGATTCAATCAAGAACGAAGTCGGCACAGATCAAGCCGCACAGTTCAACTCAGATGCTGCCGCCGCACTGAGTGGTTTGGTACAAAACTTGCAGGCCAGCAAAGGCCAATTGGAATCCGCACTGGGTGTGGTAACAGGTCAAGGTGGTGCTCCTGTAGTACCTGGTGCTGTAGCAGGTGCAGACATGGGTGCTGAAATGGGTGCCCAGATGGGTGCCGATCTAGGTGCTGGTGCTGAACTTGATGCCGCCGCCGCCAATGCAGGTGCTGAACTTGAACCAGAACCTGAAACCGCCACACCGGCCGCCAGTTTGGGTCGCGGACGTAGATAATGCGTATCAACGAAGTCAACAGCGGCCAAAGTGATGGCACAGCCGCTCGACTACTGGGCTTGGCCGAATTCTTGATGGGCCGAGCAAAAGATACCGCAGGCCAAAAACAAATCAGCATGCAGACTTTTTTGAATTTGGCTCACAACATGCAGATTGATCTCACCGCAGAAACTCTCACAGACATGGCCGGACAGGCCCCACTCAACAGTGTGTTCATGCCCATTGAACCCAATTCGGGCGTGATCAAATTCAAAGGCAATGATAGTGGACCCATACCCATGCCAGTAAATCAAGCACAAGACATTGTGGCTGCCGCGGCCAAACGGGCAATGAAATAAAAATCAAATCTAGTCAACTAATGGTTGACCAAACACGTTAAATATAGTATACTACCACAACAGGAGAGTACTATGAAACGACTCATCACTTTAATTTTGATCGCCGGCGCAGTGTCGGCCCAGGCACAGCCAGGTTTTAGATATTATCATCATCACGGATACTATCCAGGTCCCAATTACGGCTGGGTGGCTCCTACCATTATTGGTGGTGTGATCGGTTATGAGATTGCCCGCAATCAACCTCAACCGGTAATAGTACAACAACCTGTGATAGTTCAGCCCAATCCTGTGCCTCCAGCCACTGTGTACTATGGTCAAACTCAGACCTGTACCGAATGGGTAGAAGTGCAACAAGCAGATGGGACTGTAACTAGAACAAGGACTTGCAGACAATGAAACTACGACGACTAAGACAAAAATTATACAGTGCTATCTTCCGGCATGACAGTGCCAAAGAAAAGAAAGTTTGGTTCAAGATTCTTAAAAAATCTACCAAGCACAAACACACAGAAGATATTCGTTAAACATGGCCTACTCTGACAAAGTTATAGATCATTATGAAAATCCCCGAAATGTGGGTAGTTTTGCTACTAATGACGATACCGTTGGTACTGGTATGGTTGGTGCACCTGCTTGCGGAGATGTTATGAAACTTCAGATCAAAGTTGAAGATGGGATTATTACAGATGCAAAATTCAAAACCTACGGCTGTGGGTCGGCCATTGCCAGCAGTAGCCTTGTTACAGAATGGGTCAAAGGTCGAACACTTGAGGAAGCAGGATCCATACGTAATAGCGAGATTGCTGAAGAACTTGCTCTCCCCCCAGTCAAAATCCACTGCTCAATCCTTGCCGAAGACGCCATCAAAGCCGCGGTAGCGGACTATCGCAAGAAGCATGATCACGTTCACTGATACGGCTAGAAACAAAATCCAAAAACTAGTCCGAGCCAAAGGCTACGCTGGCATCCGTCTTGGTGTCAAAACTACAGGTTGCTCTGGGCTTGCTTATGTGTTAGAATATGTAAGAGAATACAAAGACGAACCCTACGTTACCAACTACGCACAACCTGACTTTGTGGTTTTAGTAAATCACAAAGACGACATTTATCTCAAAAACATGACAGTAGATTATGTGCGCCAAGGTCTCAACGAAGGCTTTGAATTTAGAAATCCCAATGAACGCGACCGCTGTGGTTGCGGAGAAAGTTTTAGAGTTTAATTTGTACAATCCAAAATTTGATTATCAGCCCATACCCCGCGTGACAATAGAGGGCCGGCGTTACTACGCCACCCCAGATGGCAACAATCTACCATCAGTAACTACCATACTTGACAAGACCAAACCCCCAGAAAAAGTTGAAGCACTAAATCAATGGCGTCGTAGAGTAGGTGCAGAAAAAGCACAACAGATCACAACTGAAGCCGCCAATCGTGGCACACGCATGCACACCTATCTTGAGCAGTATGTCAAAACAGGTGCCATGCCCGAGCGTGGTACAAATCCCTATTCCTGGGCCAGTCATGACATGGCTCAAAGTGTGATCAAACAGGGGTTGTGCAATGTTAGTGAATTTTGGGGCATTGAAGTTCCATTATATTTTCCCAGCATCTATGCAGGCACCACTGACGGTGCGGGCATACATCTCCGTGAGGAATCTATATTAGATTACAAGCAAACCAACAAGGCCAAGCGACGCGAATGGATCGACGACTACTTTGTGCAACTGTGTGCCTATGCAGAAGCACACAACGAACTACACGGCACACGCATACGCAAAGGCGTTATTTTAATGTGTATCAAGCCCGAAGTAGACGCCATGCTCAACGTGATCTCGCCACCTGTGTACCAGGAATTTGTGCTGGAAGGAGCAGAATTTGAAAAGTATCGTAACTTGTGGTGGAAAAAGGTCGAGCAGTACTACATGCTAAATACATGATAGCAAGAGGACAACCACTGTGGCAATTGTACAAGTATCCCAAATCACAAACCGTAAAGGTCTAGCAGAAAATCTACCGCAGTTGGCCGGTGCTGAATTTGGCTGGGCAACTGATGAACGCAGACTGTTCATTGGCAATGGCACACTAGCGGACGGTGCTCCTGTGATTGGCAACACTGAAATCCTTACTGAATTCAGCGAAGTTCCTTTTCCAACTGCTGTAACCCTGGCCAATAACACAGCATCTGCAACCACAGCATTTAGTCTTACAGCCAATACCGCAGTGATTGCTTATACCATTATTAGAAATACTGCACTCAGTGCTGGCACTATTCTGGTAGCCGCTTCGGGTGCTGGAGTGGCATTCAACGCCACTGCTCAAACAGTTGGTACCACTGGTATTGTATTGAGTGCTACCTATTCTAATGGTCAGATTCACATACAGTATACCAGTACCAACACCGGGGCCAGTGCCCAATTAAGATACGCAGTCACAATATCAACCTAATGTGGCCTGCCTCCTTTGAACAACGCCTGCATGCGTGGGGTGTTCTACGTGAATCCGTTCAACACGCATCTGTGGAGCAAGCAATTGCTGAAGTCAATGCCTGGTGGTTTCGAGCACCTTGGAGAGCATATCATTTGCACTGGGATGATCGGCCCAACTGGCCAGATCCCTGGGAACTTTTGAGCGACAACATCTATTGCGATCTTGCTCGCGGGCTGGGAATACTGTATACTATAACTCTGTTGGATCGTGCTGATCTGCAGGATTCGGTATTGACTGAATCGGATCAGGGTAATTTAGTCCTGGTCCAGCAGGGGAAATATATACTGAATTGGGATTC